GGCCGCCCGCCCCGGCGCGCCGGGCGCGCCCCGCCCCCCCGCCCGCCGCGGCCGCCGCTGACCCCAGGGGGATACCCCCTGTAGCAGGCCCGCTATTGGCCGTGACGGAGGTAGCTAGATGGTGCGGAGGGTTCAAAAACTGCTTCTGGCCTGCTATTTTTTGAACCCTCAAACTCAGTATTTTGCTTGATGAAACCTTTTGGTAGGGGGTGGTTTTATGCCCAGTGGTGGTGCTAGGCCCCGGTCGGGGCCGCCGCCGGACCCGCGGTCCGGCCGTTCTGATGCCCGCGGTATCTCCTCGGAGTTGCGGGTGCTGCCAGCATCCGGTTACGCGGGTAAACCCCCGCCGTGGCCACTACCAACCGGCTGTACCAGGGAACGCGCCCTGTGGAAAAAGGTCTGGCGGTTTCCCCAAGCTGTGGCGTGGGCGGAAGAGGAATGGCGGTGGCTGACTATTGCGCACTATGTGCGGTGGGCTGTTCGTAGCGAAGCGCCGGGTGCTACGCCGTCGATGATGACCCAGGTGCTGCGGCTTGCCGATAGCATCGGCCTGTCGCCTGCTGGTCTCCTGCTCAACGGCTGGACAATCTCCACCGCTGACGACGACTCCGTTACCGAGTCGGCCCCGCCACCACAGCGTGATAGTTCGCCCAGGCGTCGCCTGCGGGCGGTAAAGGACGATGACGATGATCCTGCCAACTGACTGGGTTGTTGATTTTCCCACCCTCGGCGATTTATGGGATGCCTGGGTGCAGGCTCACTGTCTCATCCCCGATGGTTATAGACGTGGTGAGGCATTCGTCTGGAGTGATTGGCAATTCTGGTGCGCCGCAAATTTTGGCCGTATCCGCGCTGGATTGCGATGGGAAAACACCCCTCTGGGCGCCAGGGCATTCGCCTACCGTCGGCTGCAGGTGATCGCCCCGCAGAAGACTGGCAAAGGCCCGTGGGCGGCGTCGATGACGGCTATCCAAGCGGTCGGACCAGCCGAGTTTGACGGGTGGGCCGCTGCGGGGGATGTCTACCGGTGCTCCGACTGGGGCTGTGGCTGCGGTTTTGTCTTTCCCTACCAGGCTGGTGAGCCCAAGGGCAGGCCGCACCCTTCGCCGCTGATCCAGCTGACTGCCACGTCTGAGGACCAGGTGGAGAACACCTACCGCCCGCTGCGGGCGATGATCCAGATGGGTCCTCTCCGGCACCAAATGGCAGTCCGGGATGGGTTCGTGCGCATCCTCGGTGGCCTGGGCGGCGACGACGCCGACCGAATCGACGCCGTAACCGCCAGCGCCGACAGCCGCGTCGGCAACCCCGTAACGTTTTGCGAACAGGACGAAACAGGGCTATGGACCAAGCGTAACCGCATGACAAAAGTCGCCGACGCCCAACGCCGCGGCCTGGCAGGCATGGGCGGCAGGGCAATCGAAACGACAAACGCCTACGACTCCGCCGAGCAATCCGTCGCCCAAACGACGCTCGAAGCCAACCTGAACGACGTGGCGACGTTCTACATCCCGCCTCCCAAACGTTTGGAGTGGGAGCGGAAACGAGACCGGCGCCGAATCCTCGAAGCCGTCTATAAGGGCAGCCCCTGGGTCAATATCGACGCGGTGCTGGCCGAGGCTGATGAAATAACTCTCCGCGACCCCGAACAGGCCGAGCGTTTTTTCGGTAACCGAATTACCTACTCGGCAGGTAGCTGGCTGCCGGCAGGACTATGGGAGGAGCACTATGCAATGGCTTGGGAATCCCCCTGACGGCACTAGCATCTGCGTGGGCTTCGACGGGTCAGAAAACAACGACTGGACCGCGCTCAGGGCCGAAACCCTTGAAGGGTTCTCGTTCACCCCCCGCTACGGGCCAGATGACAGGCCCACTATCTGGAATCCTGCCGAGTGGCAAGGCCGTATACCCCGCGGGGAAGTAGCCGCCGCCGTCGACGAAATCTTCGACCGCTACCAGATAGAACGCATGTACTGCGACCCCCAAGACTGGCGCTCCGAGATCGGTGAATGGGCACTCAAATACGGTGCCGAGCATGTGTTCGAGTGGGCCACAAACAGCATCAAACGCATGTACCAAGCAATTAGACGGTTCGAGGTAGACCTTGCAACAGGGCGCATCACCCATGATGGCTGCCCACTCACTAGTCTGGCCATAGCCAACGCTCGAAAAGTCGCCAAGCCCGCCCAGATGTACGTGCTCGGCAAAGCAACAGAACAGCAAAAAATTGACCCCGCCATGGCCACCGTGCTCGCCCACGAAGCAGCCATGGACGCCCACGCCGACGACTGGGAAAACGCTTCAGCGCCCGCCAGGGTTGTTGTGCTAGGCCGTCGCAGAAGGAGGTGACAATGGAGCTCACACCAGAAGAACGAAGACTCGCCGAAAAGCTCTTCAATAAGATTCAGCGGCAGCGCCGGGAGGACCGCAAGAATGAACACTATTACCGGGGCATGCAGGAAATCGGCAATTTGGGTATTGCGGTGCCGCCTGACGTGCAGCCGTTCGCTTTCCCTCTGAATTGGTGCCGCACCTATATCGACGTCCTTGAGGAGCGCCAGGATGTGCGAATGTTCCTGCGCTCCGGGGCACTCGAAGAGGATGCCGAGCTGCGTGCCGACTGGGAAGCCAATGATCTGGACAGCCTATCACATTTGGTGCACCGCGATTTGCTCATTTACGGGCGGGCATTCATCTCCGTTGCCGCCCGCGACGGCGGCGGCAGGCCCCGGATCATGCCCGAATCCCCCAAAGATATCGCAGCCCTAGTCGATGCGCGCACCCGCGAAATGACCGCAGCCCTCCGCATCTACCGTGACGACACCGGCATCGCCGAATACATGACCCTCTACCTCCCCGACTCCACCGTGCTCATCGACCGTCGCGCCGGGAAATGGGAAGCAACCAGGCGTATCAAGCATCGCCTAGGCCGGGTGCCGCTGGTGATGATCCTCAACCGGCAACGAACCGGGGAATGGTCGGGTGAGACCCAACTGGCAGACCTTCGGCCCCTGGTTGATATGGCGGGGAGGGTAATGCTGCAGCTCCAGCTAGCCATGGAGACCGTGGCGACGCCTCAAAAGGTTGCTCTGGGCGTGTCTCAGAAGGATTTCGTAGATGCTGATGGCAACCAGATTGAGGACCCGTGGGAAACCTATCTGGGCGCCATCTGGGCGATCTCCAGCAAAGACGCGAAGATCGAGCAGTTGTCGGGTGCCCAACTGACGGGTTTCCACGACACCATCAAGATGCTGGCCGAACAAGCAGCAACCGTGACCGGTTTGCCGGTGCGGATGATGGGGCAAAACACCGCCAACCCCGCCGCCGAGGGCGCCATCCGCGCCGACGAATCCCGACTCGTGAAACAGGTGGAGCGACTGAATACCCTCATGGGCGCCGGCTGGGCGTGGGCGCTAGGCATCGCCGAGCGGATCCGCACCGGCAGCTGGGACGCCGATGGCCAGATCAGCACCCTGTGGCAGAACCCCGGTACCCCCACCGAGTCGCAACGCGCCGATGCGCTGCAAAAAAGCACTGGTGGCAGACCGTTCATGTCAGTGCGCGGGGCCATGGCCGAGATGGGATGGCCGCAACAACGCATTGACCGTGAGCTGGAGTGGCTGGAACAGGAAAACAGTATGGGCGGCATCATCGAAAAACTCGAACGCGGCGCCGACGACAACTCGGGCGAACGCGAACCGCCGTAGTCGCGCTAGCCGTCGTCTAGCGGTATGGAGGGAGGCCTACCATCATGCTGGATTCCCAGTACTCCAGGCTCCCCCCACAACTCCAAGCCGCCGCAGACTACCGGCAGCGACTCATCGCCCAGATAACCCGGCGGGTACTCGCTGCCTGGCGACCCAACAGCCCGCAAGCCCCCAATGCCTGGTTCGCCAGCCACGCCCTACCGTTCACCGAGATGGTGGCCCACGGGCAACTGCTGGCGGCCCAAGCAGCAATCGCGTCGGCGGATGTTGCGCTGGATCTACAACACTATGACGTGGTGCCGGAGCTGTCGGCGGCCCCGGATGCGTTCGCCGGGGTAACAGGCAGCGGCGACCCCGTGATGGGCCTCGCCTACGCCCAAGCCCAAAAAATCACCGAGCTGGTCGACGCTGAAGCCCCTATCACGGAGCGTGCGCAGGTGTGGCACCACGCGGGCGTGATGCTCGCAACCGCCACCCAAACCGCCATCTCTGATGCCGCCCGCATGGCCATACTCACCCACCTAGCCGCCAGGCCTGGCACCACGTGGGTTCGGGTAGTTCGCCCCCCATGCTGCGCCAGATGCGCCATCCTGGCCGGCAAAAAAGGCAGCAGCAGTATGCGGTTCCTTCGGCACCCCGGATGCGACTGCACCGCCATTCCGGTCTCCGAGGCCACGTCGGATATGCACAAACTGTTCTATTTCGACGCCAAGGAATACTTCGATTCCCTAGCGCCGGAGCAGCAGGCCAAGGTGTTCACCAAAGCAGGCGCCAAGGCTATCCAGGACGGTGCCGACATTAACCAAGTTGTTAACGCCCGCCGGGGCATGAAAGCCATCACCTCGGCAGGTGGTAGGCGGCGACTCATCACCACCGAAGGCACCACCAAGCGCGGCTGGGCGTCTGAATACTTGCGGGAGCAATATGGCGCGGTGCTACAAAAAGCTGGCGGCAGGTACCGACGCACGTCGGTAGCTAGGCTGATGCCGGAAGAAATCTACCGTATCGCCGGCGACGACCGTGACTTGGCCCTAGCGCTGCTACATAAGAACGGCTTCCTCACCGACGCCACACCAGATTTGTCTAGCAAGTGGTCGTGGGCGAAGCATGATCCCGAAGTCCTGGCAGCCAAACGCAGGATCGACACCAGGCCAAGCATTGCGCTCTCTGCGAAGAGCAGTGCTGACGATCAGGCTAAACCCGCCCTCGGCGCCGAGACTGACGCTAGGCTGAAACACGAGTATTCCCAGCGTATAACCACGACTCCCAGGCAATTCCGCAAGGTTGTCAACCGGGCACTGAGTTATATGGATGACGCGCACCAAGGGAAAACGTTCCTCCCCGACGAATACAAAATCGAGCTAATGAACGGTCGTGATCGCCTCGGGACGAAAGTGGAAGAGAGTCCGATCCGCGGAACTTCGTACCGAACCGTTGAAAATGGGATTACGTGTTACCGAGTAACGATTAACGGGACTTTCCAGGGACAGGAGCTAACTGTCCTTCACGAGCTGGGACATCTCATCAAATGGAAATATGAAGCCCTGCCAGAGATGAAGCCCGTGCTTGCTGCGATTCGGCAAGCACCGTCGACACGTGAGATTGCAACGTATGCGGGGAATCTGACGGAGAGTCACACCCAAATCTATCTTTTGTTAGCTGATGAGCTTTTTGCTCGGGCGTATGCCCAGTGGGTGACTACTAAAACCGGAGTACCGAGGCTGGTAAACACCCTGAATTTTCACAGGGGCCAGGAGCACGTTCTAGATAGCATACAGTGGCAGGACTCCGAATTTGCGCAGTATATTATGCCTGCTCTTGATGAATTTTTTACCCAGGTGTAGCATTGCAATTATGTTATTCACAGATGCCCCTATCGATGCTCCCTGGGACACCATCGTGCAATCCTACATGGATACCATGGGGTGGCCACGTGAGCAGGCCGAAGAATACGCAGATGCGCTCGCGGGTATTGGCATGTGGAAGCCTTGCGACCGGAAAGAAAAGTACCAAAACGCCGCCCCGCCGCCCCTCAGCTGCCCACTCTGGTAACCCCTAAAAACTTGTGACACCGACCCCCAAAAGTGGAGGTCGGTTTTTCTATGCCCAAAAACAAAGAAGGAAGGAAGATCCATGATTGTCAACGGTCTAATGCGCTATCACATTCGGTGTGTCACACAGCCCCCTATCGACGGTCAGTCACTAGCTGGCGGCTCTAGTGCTGCCGAGGGGGCGGCTTCTACCCCCCAGGCCAGTGGCCGGCAACGGGAAGGCGAAACCGCATCAGCCACCAGCAACGCCGACGCTGATGCTGATGCCGACAGCGACGGGGATGGCGGCGAACCGAACGGTCGGGGCTCAAAAACCCAAGTGCTTGCCGACCTAGCTAAGGAACGCGACAAGCGCCAGACCCTCGATAAGGAAAACGCTGCGCTGAAGGCGCGCCTGGCGGAGTTCGAGCGCGCCCAGATGACAGAGCAAGAGAAAATCGCGGCAGACCTCAAAACAGCCCAAGACCGCGTGGCGGCTCTGGAAGCACAGATCGCCGAACAACACCGCCAGGCGGCAGTTGCTAAGGCGCTGAAAACTGTGGGGTTGCCTGCTGATCTAGCCGGTCGGCTTCAGGGCTCAACCCCGGAAGAACTCGCCGCTGATGCCAAGGCCCTAGCCGCGGCGCTAGGCGAGCTGCCAGTCGACCCCTCCCAAGGGCAACACGCCGGCGGCAAGCCGGCCCCCCGCAGCCTCACCGAAGCGCTCCGTAACCACTACAACATCACATAAAAAATAAGGAGGCTCGCTATGCCTATTACCCTGGCAGACGCCAAACTCAACACCCTAGAAGACTACGACCCGGCGATCATCGACGAGTTTCGCAAAAACTCCCCGCTGCTAGACGCCTTGATCTTCGATACTGCAGTCAACCCCGCAGGTGGTGGCGCCACTCTCGAATACGGCTACCGGCGGCTGGTTACCCAGCGTGCCGCTGACTTCCGCGAAATCGGCAAAGAATACACCCCCCAAGAAGTCAAGACCGTTAAGAAAAGCGTGGAGCTCAAGCCGCTGGGCGGCACTTTTGAAGTGGATCGGGTGCTTGCTCACCTCGGCCCCGCAGCCAGCGACGAGGTGGCCCTGCAAACCTCCCAGCTCATCAAAGCCACCAATGCGAAATTCAACGACGCGATCATCACCGGTGACACCGCGGTCGACGCCAAAGGCTTTGACGGCCTGGACAAGGCGCTGAAGGACTCCGTGACCGAGCTGAACGCCACGGGTGAGAAAGACTGGACTGCCCTCACCACCGCCGACACCGCGCTGGCTATCCTCGACGACCTGGACGAACTCCTCGGCGCCTTGGATGGCCCACCCACCCTGCTGCTCTGCAACAAGCGCGTGCTGGCGAAGATCCGGGCAGCAGCGCGCCGGGCCAACCTCTACACGCAACAGCCGGTCGAGGGGCTGCTGGGTGCGGGTGGCCATGAAATCACCCGGGAAATGCTCGGCAATGTCATCCTGGCGGATGCCGGCGAGAAAGCCGGCACAAACGACCCGGTGATCCCCGTGACCGCGGGCAAGACCAGCATCTATGCCGTACGCATCGGCCTAGACGGTTTCCACGGCGTGACCACTACCGATGGCCAAATGCTGCGAACCTGGCTGCCTGACTTCAGCACCTCCGGTGCCGTGAAGCGTGGCGAAGTAGAGTTGGGGCCGGTCGCCCCGGTACTTAAGTCCACCCGGGCCGCCGCGGTGCTGCGCAACATCAAGATCGGGGCTTAATCATCATGGCCATCGTGAAAACCCCCGTCGAGGGCTACACCGGCCCCATCGGCGCTGACCTGTTCGTCGGCGGCGTCTGCACTGACGTCCCCGACGACCGGCTGGAATACTACCGGCGGCAAGGCTACATCATCCTCGACCAGGAAATTACCACGCCGCAGGAGACGCCAATCCAGCTGCCAGCCGATGGCGCCCCGAAAGCCGACTGGGTCACTGTAGCTGTTCAGCTCGGCATCGACGTCAAAGGCAAGACCAAAGCCGAAATCATCGCGGCAGTCACCGCAGCCACCCCACCAGCGGAGGAGTAAACCCCATGGCCACCTGGCTCACCGCCGACCCTAAAACCCTGTGGCCACACCTCGACGACACCCGCCTGGAGGAAGTGAAACGCCTCATCGAGAGGGCGGAGCACATCATCCTTCAGCGGTTCCCCAGCATCCCCACCCGCATCCAGCAACACCGGCTCAGTGTTGAAGTCGTTGCTGGCGTCGTGGAGGATATGGTGACCCGCGCTATCGCCAAAGAGGACCGGGGTGGGCTCACCCAGCTGGCCTACCCGGAGGTGACCATGCAATGGGAAACCGACGGCGGCCTGGGGCAAGGCTCAAGGCTGTGGCTCACCACCGATGAGATCGTCCTGCTGTCCCCACAGCTGGCCCAGGGCGCCTGGAGTATCCATCGCAAAGCAACGCCTACGCTGCCGGAGGACCGATGCTAACCCCTCGTGTCCTCTTCCAGCCTGGGTGGCAGTATCGGCGGCAAACAACCACCCGGGACGACCCTATCACCGGGGAAGTCATCGCCACCACCTACGAACCCATTGCCGGCACTGGTCTCGTCCAAGAGGCCTACTGGACCGGCATGCAAGAAACCACACCCACCGGCGGTATCCGCGACGAACGCCTCGTCATGTTCGCCCCCACAGGCACCGCTGTGGCAGGCCTTGACATCACCGCCAAAGACGAATTCACCGGGCCCGACGGCAGGGTGTGGCAGTGCATCAGCGACGGCATCGCCCGCGGCATCCCAGGCCGGCCACCCGACTACATTGCGGCACGAGTCCGCAGAGCAAAGGAGAAAGAACAACCATGACCGAAACCATCCCCGCCACCCAAGCCGAGCAACTGCTGCCAGAGGAAGAAGGCGTCCACGACGGCATCTACCACACCGCCTCCCGCTCGCTCGCCGATTTGGCCAGCGCGCAATTTATCGCCAAAACCCTGTATCCGCAGCAGTTTGCCGACATAGACCCAAACAAGACCTATCTGGACTTCTACCGCAAATACCTGCCCGTCGTACCGGACGGTACGTTTTACATCCAATTGAAATAGCGGCTGCAAAAATCATAGGCTCAGGCCGTCTGAAGATTCAGACGGCCTGAAAACGCAGAAGTTGTAAGTTGGTGTGCCGTCGGCGCGGGCGATAATCAGGTCGTCGAGCGCTTCGTTGGGAATGGAGATTTCGCCTTTGACCAAGTCCGTCCATTGGGTAACGCCGTCCAAAGGCGTTTTGAAGCGGACGACGGGTTGCACGTCGGCAGGGATTTCGGGCAGGGTTTTGCCTGCTTCGGGACGCCAGCGGCG